CGCAATGGAATATCCGTTTTAACGACGAGCTGATTGGACCGTTCGACGACGCCGAAACGCAGGGAGGGGTCGTCTTCAGCGGTAAGCTCGCGGATTCCGGGAACGATGTGACTGCATACTGGACGCCCGGATGCCCCATCAGCTTCGAACAGATCTGAGAACGGGCCGTGACCACACCCCTGCGCTTGCACCGCAGGGGTTGCCTTATATCCACTCATTTCGTACCTTCCTTTGCGAGGTATTGGACGATGTTCCAGATGCCCAGGAAAGCGACTACGCTTTTCTGCATGGTTTTGGGACAGATTGATTTGGGACAGATTCTTGTGACCGCGCTGGTCTCCGCAGTCGTGTCTTTCGCGGTGACGGTGATTCTGCGTGTATGGGATCGTAGAACGGTCGAATGGCTGGTCGCCGGAGAAGCGCATCCCACGTACTTCGCCGGCGAGAAGAAAGACATGGTGCTTAATCTCGAGTTGTGGAACACCGGTGATGCCGATGCGTATGACGTGAGGCTAATCAGATGCAATGGCGTCAATCCGGATACCGGCAAGGAGCGGGAGTGTTGGGAGACATTCGAGGCGGGATGCATCAAGGCCGGGGAACATGTCGTTTTCACGATGAAGCCTTCTTTTGCGTCCTGGGAGACCTGCTGGGTAAAGGTCGTGTTTCGTCCCTCACCCGTGTATCGGCACAATCCACGCTGTTCCCGTAAATATCTCTTGTCCAAGGAGATCGGCAATCAGTTCGAATATCGTCCGGAGGAATCGGAGATGGCCGTGTATGGGAGAGGCAAGATTCCAGCACGTCCGAAAGACGCCTGATATAGGAGAAATGCATAATCTGTACTCCCGCGATTATGACAATCAAGACAAACTGCAGAACGTCGACGAGATTCTGGCCACTCATTTCGCACCTCCTTCGGCGAGCGCTGGGATCGCGATGCTGGGAGATATGAGGTCGCTCGCGGCGACAGCGAAATGCTTAGCAATTTGTTCTATCTCCTCCAAGGTGAAGGGGGATTTGTTCAGCAAACGACGCTTGAGCGTGGACAAGGGAATCTTCGTTGCTCCTGCGAGCGCTTCAATGCTTTCGCGGCGAGAACCAAGCAGCGCACGAATATTCGACACTGCAAGTTTGTTGAGACTTAAGTAGTTCATGTGAACTATATATAGTTCAAGGAAACTACTCGTGTCAATTTTTGGACTATTTGGCGTGTCGGTGGAATAATCTAGTTCATGAAGAATATTTCGACTTTCGGTAAAGCAATGGCGCAGGTCATGAAAGGACGCATGGCATTTCATGGCGTGACGCAAGCGGAAATGGCTGCGGCAATTCAGCTCAGCCAGTCGCAGCTGTCGAAGATACTAAGAGCTGAGAGAACCATTGATCTCGAATCCTTTGAGGCGTTTTGTGAAGCGTTGGATGAGAATGCAGCAGATCTCGTTAAAGCCGGGGAGTCGATAGCTAGGAGAATCCAAAACAACTCGCCAGAGTCATTTGTACCGGCGGCAACTCTCGTATTTGTCGAAGGCGATGAACGCCTAGATAAGCCAAAACCTGCACTCAACGGCGAGCGCCTTGTTGTTGATGATGAGCAGGCGCGAGTGGCCGAAACACTCAAGAAACTCCATCGAGGAGACATGGACATCGCCGCCCTGGAAGACGAGCACAAGTATGACGGTGATGGGGACGATCCCGCATAAACCGACTATCCGGAAATTCCGGACAATTCAGTTATTCGAAAATTCCGAATAACTCAAAACGTCGAAAACACTGGCTTAGACCATTTTCCTGACATCGGGAAAATGGTTCGGGAAAGGGAAAGGCATGAACGACCACCCAAAACTGACGAAGGAACAACAAGACACCTGTGAGCGTCTGCTGGATAAGTCGCAGGAGGCGTTCATCCTCGCCATCGAACTATTCAATAGGCCCACCATTCGTTACCGCGTCGAGGGATGCGCGTTCTTCCTCTGCAACGCCTGGGAGCTGATGCTCAAGGCATACATCGCTAAACGCGATGGGTACGAGGCGATTTTCTATCCAGGAAAGGAGAACCGCACCCTGGCATTGGAAGACTGCCTAAAGAAAGTCATGACCAACGACAAGGATCCAGTGCGTCTCAACGTCGAATCAATCAACGAACTGCGTAACACCGGCACGCATTTCGTCGTAGAGGAATACGAGATTACCTACGGCCCCATCTTCCAAGCGAACATCCGCAACTATGATGACCGGTTGCGCACCTACCATGGAATCGAAATCTGCAATCGTATCCCGGACAATTACCTTGTCCTATCGGTCAACCGCACAGACATCGACGGAGAATCCATTCGAGCCAAATACACACCAGAGGTCGCCGAAAGACTGCTATCCATGCAGAACGACATCGACTTGCGCTCGGCCGAAGAATCGAACACGAAGTACGCCGCCTACTTCCGAACCGAGTTCGTGCTCTCCAAGAAAGAAGGAATCCCCATCCGTGTTGACAACTCGGCAGGTTCAACTGCACGGGTGATTAAACAAGTAGTCCAACCAGATGACCGATACCCCTACCGCATGAGCGACCTGCTGAAACTGGTCAACCGACAGCTACTCCGACAGGCTGTGAAATTCACCTCCGGAGAGAATGCCGATGCACGTTTCAATAACTACCATTTCAATCTATTCGTGAAATGCTACGGAATGAAGCATGACGAAAGGTATGCCTTCGATAGGGCTACGGCTGCGGAGAAGAAAGCGGGACGGCATCAGTACACCTATTCAAATGCCGTCGTCAACTTCATCGTCGAAGAAATCGCTAAAGACCCAGAACACATCGTGG